GGTTTAGTTTGTTTCTTGGGTTTAATTTCTACGATATACTTAGATATTTTTCCGCTTTTTTCACGAACTTTAATATAGAAGTCAGGATAATATCTATGTGATCTATTATCTAGTGGAGATCTATATGGTATTGCGATTTCCTCACTTCCCCACTCCATTATACTAGGTGTGGTATCACAATATTTCATGTATTTTCTCTCCCATAGTGATCTGTACACTATACGAGTAGGATTACCACGATATTTCCTAGGATTAGAAGGTTTAAATTGTCCTGAGTAAGCCATATATAATATATAATCCACATTGTATATTTAGAGTGGCAGTAACAAAAATAAACGAATTTATGCAAAAGATTGGTGTTAAGGGAGGTATGTCTCTTACCACTGGATTTGACGTAGAGTTTGATTTTGATTCAAATCCTGACTGTAAGTTTAGATCAACTTATTATGAAAAGGATGTGGTTCATATGTTATGTGATGAAGCACAACTACCAAATGTTCAATCTGCTGTTGGGCAGGTTAATGGAAGATATCTTGGAGAAGGTAGTGTATCTTACCCACACACAAGGATCTTTACTGACCTTGGAATGGGATTTTTATGTGATGCTCAATTAACACCATTGAAATTTTTTAATGAGTGGTATGAGTACATTTATGAGTCAGTGGAAGGAGTATACTCAAATTCTTACGATGGATTGAGAAGTTCTACCTCTGGAATGACTCCAAAAGGAATGAATCGTTCTAATAGATTGAGATATATGGGTGATTACACTTGTACATTGAAGATTGTGAAGACAGAACCTAATAAAGATGCAGCAAATGGTAGAGCACCAATAACATATTTGTTAGAGAATGCATATCCATATTCTATAGATTCAGTACCACTTCAGTATGGTGCATCACAACTTACAAGAGTTAACGTTAACTTTTATTATTCTCGTCATCAGATACGTTATGGTTTTGTTAACAATCAGACGGCAACTGATTCTGACGAGCCTGGTTTTGGTAACTTTGGTACTACCAGGGTAAATGGTGTACAGAGAGGGCAAAATTAACTTTTTGATTCCATAAATTCGCAAAAATTTATTCTGCACATTTTTGTCTGAAAAAGTCGCTATATATAAATATACGACTTGAAATTTTTTTAATGGCATTACCAAAATTAGGGTATCCTACGTATGAACTTGAATTACCCTCTACAGGCAAAACTGTCAAATATCGCCCATTCCTTGTAAAAGAAGAAAAAGTGCTTTTGATGGCATTAGAGGGTGGGGATGAAAAAGCAACAACTAACGCAGTTAAGGATTTATTGAAAAATTGCGTTGTTTCACGAATTAAGGTAGATCAACTTCCTAGTTTTGATTTGGAATACCTCTTTTTGAAGATTAGAGCAGCATCTATTGGAGAAATCATTCAATTGACTGTAACTTGTCTTGACGACAATAAGACAGAAGTAGAAGCATCCATCAATATTAATCAAATTGAAGTTTTCAAGCCAGAAGGGCATGATACCAAGATCATGTTTGATGAGAAAACAGGGATTGTGATGAAATATCCTAGTATGAAGCAATTTGTTGAAAGAGAGTTTTTACAGAAGGATATGAAGACTGAAGATGTATATGATTTTATTTCAGAATCTATAGATCAGATTTTTGATGACGAAGAGGTGTATGATTCAACTACCACTACAAAGAAGGAATTCCGCACATTTGTAGATGGTTTAACTACTAAACAGTTTGAAAAAATACAACAGTTTTATATTACAGCACCTAAGTTACGTCATCAATTTACAGTGACTAATCCCAATACAGGAAAGGAATCTGATTATACATTGGAGGGATTACAGAGTTTTTTCGCATAGCACTCTTCCAGAATAATCTGGAGGGGTATTACAGAATTAATTTTGCTCTGATGCAGTACCATAAATACAGCTTGACGGAGATTGAGGAGATGATGCCTTGGGAACGTGAAGTTTATGTAGCGTTTTTAATGCAATATCTAGATGAAGTCAAACAAAAACAGCAACAAGCAAAAGCGAGTAGATAATTGTGAAACTTACTAAAACATTTAGTGGAGATTTTACTACCTGGATAGCAGGGAAAATTTGGGCTGAAGTAAAAAAGTGGGATGATGAGAGATTAGATGCGAAAGCAGACCCAGAGGTTGTTAAAGCAGCTGAGGAAATGCTTAATGATGATGATGATTCGTTAGTAGTAAGGGATGAAGGTCTTAGAACTGATGTACATAAGATATTTCGTGGTATTGATAGTAGATTATTACAGGCAGAAAATAGAATAGAGAAACTATCTGCTCAAGTAAGAACTTTAGGTTCAGGTATTGCTGATACTCAGAAATTGCTTGTCAACCAAAATCAGATGTTGGAAGACAAATTTGATTTACTTCTAGAGGGATTTGGAACAAAAGCAGAACGTGAAAAAGAGAGACAAGAATCATTAAAAGCAGATGCTCTTGAGGCAGGATTGGAAGATGGGTTATTCAGAGGAGGATCAAGAGCACTGACCAAAGGTGGTAGAGGTAAAAAGAAATTTAGTATTTTTGATGCTCTTTTAGAAGCTTTGCTTCGTAGAGGAGGTGCTAGAGTACTTAGATTTCTTGCAAGAAGATTTATTCCAAGAGGTATAAGATCAAGAGGAAGACTTCTTAGGAGAGTAGCTAGTCCAGGTGCTCTTAAAAGAAGGGTTGGTAAGGAACTTATAAAGAGGTTACCTGGTAAATTATCAAAAAGATTAGGAAGAGAGGTATTAGAGGAAGGTGCTACTCAAATCACTAAGAGAGCTATTACTAAGACAGCAAGTAAGTCTGTTGCTAAAAAAATACCTTTAGCAGGTGCTCTTGTTGGTACAGGATTTGCCCTTGAAAGATTGATGAAGGGTGATGTAGAAGGTGCAATGTTGGAATTTGCATCAGGAATGCTAGGTGGTAGTGGTTTAGGTATATTAGGATCAATTGGTATTGATGCGTATCTCTTTGATAGAGATATGAAAAATGAGGGTGTATATGAGAAAGGTAATGTTAATGTGAGTGATGGTATGTTTGGTGGTACTATTGATGATATAGGATCAAGTATTCTTACATCATCTGTAGCTCTAGCTTCAGCAGCAGGGGTTTCATCAGAGGTTAATGCAGAAATTAAAAAATTAGGTCTAGATTATTCAATTGAAAATGTTCCATTTATAAAATCTATAAAACCATTATCTCCTTCAAGTGTAAAAGTTGCTAGTAATATTCAGGTAGTAGGTGAGAAGTATGCTACTCCACAGATTATTGAGACAATAATGGAAAAACTTGCTCAGAGATCTGGAGATGCTGGTGGTGATGGTGGATTTTATACAGATACTACTGGTGAACCAGGATTTAATGATACGTCAGTTAATCATAATGTTGCTGTTTTTGATGGAGAAGTAACAAAGATTGGATATGATTATAACTATAAGACTAAGCGTGGATATGGTAATTACGTTGTAATAAGGAGTACTAGTCCTCTTGATGGATCAGCATTTGATGCGTTGTATGCTCATTTTCCTAAAGGTAAGATAAAAGTTCTAAAAGGACAAAAAATTGAGGCTGGTGCTGATCTTGGACCTTTAGGTACACTTGACGATGATCCAGCACAAGTTGGTAGTATTGAACAACCACATATGAGTGTTGATTTCTTTGAACCAGGTGGAAAAACTCCATTTAATCATTGGATGCATCTGGTTGAACTAAGTCAGGATTATTTGGTTACTAAACCAACAGTTGTTGCAGAAACTCCATATATTCCAAAAACACTTAACTTAAAAGAAGGTGGTGCTGCTGATTTGAGAGTTGGAGAAGATAAAGCATTTTTAAAAGGACTTCATAAATTAGCAGAGAAGTGGGAATTAGATCCTGCACATTTATTAGCATTGATGGCATCAGAGTCTAGTTTATTTGCAGATAATATGAATGACGGTGGATATGCAGGATTAATTCAGATTGGTCCAGATACTGCAAAAGAAATGGGTACTACTGTGGAAGCATTGACTAAAATGTCTCGTGCTGAACAGTTAGTTTATGTTGACAAATATTTTCAAAAGTGGGGATTACCAAAAAGAGCAACTAAAGGTGAGTTATATCAAGCTGTTCTTGCACCTAGTACTTTACATTATTATGATGAAGGAGTGGGTCTTGGTGCAGATGAGTACATATACAAGTCAGGATCTGCTGCGTATGAAGAGAATAAACCTCTTGATTTGAATGATGATGGATTTATTACTAGACGTGAATTGGGTGCTCGTATTGATAGGAAGATGGATGAATATGGAATTAATGAATCAGATGTAAAACCACCTCCTAGAAATCAACAATTATCACTTCTTGATGAAGGTAGTAAGATACTTGAAGATCTAGATAATAGTGGAGAACAACAAATTCCTATTGTTGTGTTAAATAACTCAATAGTAGCAAATAATCCAATTAATTTTAATAAAATCTCTGGTGGTATTGATTGGGAACAAACTTTAGAAGCAAGTAAATTAGCAACCTTAGCATAAGATGAAACTTACTAAAACTTATTCAGGAGATTTAACTTGGGCTATTGCTAAAAGGTTGTGGGCTGATCGTCAGGTAGCAGCAGGTGCAAAGAGAGAAGCATTGGGTATCTTAGAGGAGTCTGATGATTCTATGCTACATCCTGGTGAGTTTATGGGTCATGCGGTAGCAAAACGTATGACTTCTATGCTTCCTAGAAGATTCCAGCATCAAATGCCAGATCTAAAGAATTCTGAGTATTTGCATAGAGGTCAGAAAAGGACTATAATGAGTCCTTTTGCAAGTCCTATAAATCCTCAACCTACAAAATCTGGACCTCGTGGAGGTGGTGGTATAAACCCTGATGTAGTACCACATGATAGTATTCTAGGTAATATGATTAATATCACCCCTGGTGGAGATATTACTAAAGTTAGACCAAATACTCCTATGGTGGGTAGTAATTTCGGAAGTAGAAAGACCACTAGTACAAAGAAACCACCAGTAAATGTTAAAGATGAAAAATTAGGTAAGTTTTTAGCAGCAGTAGCAAAATCCCTAAGTGCTAGTGTAAGCAGTCTCAATGAAAGGATGGATGAGACACAAGAGGGAGTTATTAGTGCTAATGAGAGTCTTAAGATAAATCAACAACAATTAGAAGATGGTACAGATACTTTAGGTGATAAACTTGATTTACTCATAGCTGCTGTTAGAGAACAGAATAGATTTGCTGAAGTACAGGTAGAGAATAAGAAAGAAGCAAAGAAAGAAGAACAAGTAGAGGAAGATAAGGATAGATCTAATACTATAAGAACCATTAAGGTTGGTCAAGATGATGAAGAAGTAGCAAAGATAAATCGTGAAGATAGGATGGCTGATGAGGCAGAAGAAGCAAATGAAGAGAATAGAGCATTTAAACAAGGAGAATTAAATTTAGGGGGAGCTCAACCATTTGAACGTGGTGGATATGTTGCTCGTGGACCTGATAGTGGTTATCCTGCAATATTACATGGTGATGAAGCAGTCATTCCTATGGATAATAAGTTTACTAGAGGAGAGACACCTGTTACTGGTGGACCTCCATTGGGTATGGCAGAAAGAGGCAGAAATCCAGACGGAATGGATCCCACATTTACACAAAACATATTCAATAAGTCTATTACTAAAGGAGATGAGTTTAATAGGGAGACTCAGAAATTATACAGTGCAATGGAGATTCCATTCAAGACTTCTGCTATTGTAGCAGCAGATGGTTTTGCTAAGGCATTGCAAACTTCTGATGTTCCTCAAGAAGTTGTGCAACCACTTCAAAATATATTAAATCCTTTTGCTACTGCTGCTGGTGTTGGGACATCTTGGACCAATATAATAGCATCTAATAATGAAGCACAGAAGCAGAATGAGAAAAAGAAGGATGTTGAGTTTAGTGATTCAAAGAAGAAAGACAAGAGAAAGTGGTGGGATTTCTATGGTAAGTTAGTTGGAGATGGAGGACCAGGTCTTGCTAGTAATATAATGAGGACACAACATGGTACAAGTAATACTGCTGCTAATTTAATTCGTCAGGGTGGATTTAAGTCTGGTACAGGTATGTTAGGACATGGTGTTTATAGTAGTGTAAAACCAAATGTAGCTCAATCATACTCAGGTGCTGGTGCGTTTAAAGGATTGAAAGGTGGTAATGGTCAGGTGCTAGACATGTTAACTCCTGATACTGCAAGAACTTTTAGAGGGGCAACTGTCACTAGTGATATTACAGCAAATAAAGGATTGAAGCTTGCAGATAAACTTAAAGGAGGTGCTTATGGTAATAGTTCTAAGGCAAATGAATTACGTAATGTATTGAGAGGTGGATCTAATACAAAGAATATAGTCAATATTGGTACTAAGGCGAAGGGTCTTGCTGGTGGACTTGGTTTAAATCTTGCTATGGATGCTATTTTCCCTGATCCTGTTGGTTCATATCAAGATTTGACAGGTCCAAATGCATTCTATAATAATCCTAAACTCAGTGAAGAGGAACGATTAGCAGCAATAGCAAGCTTGAATCCACCAGGTGATCGCAACAACACATCTAATTTTATAAATTTAAATTCTAAGGAGAATGTATTTACTAAGTTAGAAAGAGCAAATGCTAAGGTTGAACCTATCATAATAAATAGGAATGATACTTCTGGTGGTAGCGACACGCAAGTGGCTAAGAATATTATTGGAAAAAAAGGCAATCCTTGGAAAGCAGGGACATATGTTACTAATTACTGATGGCAGAAAATAAAGAATATGCATCTAGTTGTGAGATTAAACAGATTGCAATATACAAAGTAGGTGAAGATAGTAAGCCATATGCTAACCTTTCAGCAATGGCAGTATCATTTCAGTATCATGAAGATATTTTCTGGCCTTCTTATGGTGCTACTTTAGTAGTACTTGATAGTGGAGAGAATCTTCTTTCTTCTATGCCTATACAAGGTGGTGAGAGAGTTGTTATTGAAGTAGAAGACGTTCATGAGGAACTTTATTCATGGGATTTCCGTGTACATCATATTTCAAATAGAATTAATAGGGATAGAAGACAGACATATACAATATGTTTAATTTCTTCAGAAGGTTTAATTAACGAGAGTCTTTGTATTACTAAGTGCCTTGAAGGAAAAACATCTGAAATTGTTAAGAAAATTTGTACAGAATATCTACAAGTTCCATCTGGAAAGATTGCTGTTGAAGAGTCTATGAATCAAGAGCATATAGAAGTTAATAAACAGCATCCATTTACTACTATTAAAAGTTTATTATCTAAGTCGTTTAGTAAACCAAGGATAAAGAAGAAATTTAAGTTTGGATTTGGTGAGCGTGATGCTGGAAAACTGAAAACAGCAGCATTTTCTACTGTAAGTGAAGCAATTACTGACCCTGATTTTCAGAAGAGTACAGGTAGTGCTGGATATGTATTCTTCCAAACTAATAAAGGATTTCATTTTGTTTCTTTTGATGCATTAGCAGAACAGGAAGTTTCTGGGTTATTCACTTACTCTCCTGGTAAAGTTGATGATAATTCAACTAATAAGATTCAAGAACTTTTATTCAATCAAGATCTTGATATGATTAAGAAATTGAGGGAAGGAGCATATAGTTCAAATGTTTGTTTTTTTAACATAAATACAGGGAAGTATGAGGAGTGTGTTTACTCTCTGACTGATGTGTGGAACGATATGGTGCATTTAGGTGCTTCTACCAATCTACCATATGGGCAAGCACAGTTAGCCAATTTGAGACAACCCACTAGGGTTATGTCAACTATAATTGATAATGAAAGTACTTATATGGGTAGTGAACCTGCCTTTCTAGACCAGGAGCATCCATATAAGGATTGGAAGAAGAATTCTTTCTCTCAGTCAATTGCTAGAGCTGGTATAATGTTCAATCAAACAGCAACTATTGCTTTAGATGGACATTTAGAATTATCAGCAGGTGATATTGTTGATATTAGAGTTCCTAATCAAGTCCCAGATGCCAAGAGAGATCAAGATATCTGGGATCAGGAACAAAGTGGTAAGTATTTGGTGAAAAATCTGAACCATCAGATTGACATTAGAGATCAAAACGTTTATACTGTCTTAGAACTTATTCGTGATTCTTATGGAATCACTGAAAGTAAAATTACATAGGTAACTTATATGGAAAGTATAGAAAAACATATACAAAAAGATAAAGAGATCTTAAATGATCCGACAACTAATCCACAGCAGCGTAGGCATACCGAGGAAGAGTTACATGATCTCATTGAATATGAAGAGCATCATCATGAAGAGATTGTAGCAGGAGATCACCATGATCCAAACTGCTTAGAACTATTTTGTGACCAAAATCCAGATGAACCAGAGTGTCTAGTATACGATGACTGAAGCTTTAACAGGACTGTACCCAACTAATAATATAGGATCTGATGGATTCAATTGGTTTATTGGCCAAGTTGAATCCGTCAGAGAAGATGATGTAAAGGGTTCAGGACGGTTTAAAGTAAGAATAGTTGGACATCATCCTAAGACATGTGATGCTATTTCATCTGAGACCTTGGGATGGGCTCAAACTATAATGCCAGTGAATGCACCTCATTTAGCTGGTGGAGCAACTTCAATTACTCCACAGTTAGAGTCTGGGGTGTGGGTTGTTGGATTCTTTTTAGATGGTGATAAACAAAGACCTTGTATCATAGGAAGTATTGGTAGAGTTGCTAACTCTATGGATGGGGATGATGATGAAGATCCAACTCCAGGTGAATCAGGATGTAAATCATTTACTACATTTATTAATCCTGAAAATCAGGTTGGTATTGAACAAGGAGTCACAGGTGAATTTTGTGAGTGGAAACCTACAACAACACAGGCAGGACATGTAGTACACCATTCTTCAGTACCTGCGTCTTTTGCTGCTAAGTATTCTAAGAACTCAGATAGTAATCCAGGTGGAATTGATTGGTGTGTAGAGAAAGCAGATCGTTGCGGTAAAGAGACTGATTTAAAAGGAACTTTCACTAGATTGCTTGGTGAACTTTTATATGAAACTCAGAGAAATGGTGGAAAACTTGGTACTTACCTAGTAAGTGATGCTACTGGTGAATTAAAGAAGATTGAAAAGACCGCAAGGAAGCATATTAACAAAGCTATACGTGTCATAAGAGCATTTGTTGCTAATGTTAAGGGTTGGGTTGTTGCTAGAATGAAAGAAGCAACCAAAAAGTTGACTGATATATTATTAGCACCAACTAAAAAGGGAAATTCTCTTAAAAAACTAACTAAATTCTTTAATGATAATTTGGCTAGTCTTGGTTGTAAAATGGCAGATCTTAGTGATCGTTTAGCAAAGTTTATAGAGAATATTATTTACGGATATCTATTTAACATTTACAAACAAACAGCATGTCAGGTTGATAAGTTTATTGAAGGTTTGATTAACCAGATCCAAGCAATGATGAATGAATTGCTTGAGAGTGTATTAGGACCACTTCAATCTCTTCTTGGATCTGTTGCTTCTACCATTAATATTATTGGTGATGCAATTAATTATGTTCTTACAATACTTGGTATAGATTGTAGTGGACCTCCCAAACGATGTGCTAAAGTAACTAAGATATGTACAGATTGTGGTAGTGATGAGCGTGAAGATTTCTTGGATAGATTGTTGGAAGATTTAGAAGAATGGCCTGATGGTGCAGACTGGACACAATATACATGTGAAGATTCCTATGAGGGTAATAAACTTAGGAATACAGAAATAATTTTTGTTGGCGGTATTCAGAATCCTAGAATAACACCTCGCATTACCTATAGTATTAATGATGTAGAGGTAAGGGAAGGTGGAACTGCCATCTTTACAGTTACAAGAGGTGGAAAGATTGATATACCTTCTAGTGTAACATATGGAACTAGAAATGGTACTGCAAAAGGAGAAGAAGATTATCTAGAGGTGAGTGGTGTATTAGGATTTGTTCCAGGTCAGACTGAAAAACAAATAGAGGTAGTAACATATAGAGATACTGTTTTGGAAGGCAATGAAGATTTCTATATGAGAATCTTTAAAGATAGTCCAGGAACTGTGAAATCAACTGCCACGAAGAATATTGGTAAGTGTACCATTAAGGAAGGTTCAATTACTACTGGTACATCGTCAGAGGTTGATGATGATGTAGTAGTACCTTCCAATCCATCATTTAGTTCTGCAAATCCATTACGAGAAGATTTATTCCCTGATCCAGAGATTCCAGTCTCTGAAGTAGGTGGGGCAGAATTCCCAGATCAAGAAGATGTTCCATCATATACTGTTACTCCAGATAGAATAAGTGTTAAAGAAGGAGAATTTATTACATATGATATTATAACAAAAAATGTTCCTTCTGGAACTACGTTATCATATACTTTATTTGGTGATTCTATTACTCCTAGTGATGTTGTTTCAAATGACTTAGCAGGAACCTTTGTTATACAAAATAATAGTGCTAAAGTTATAGTTGGTATAAGTGAGGATGATGTGACTGAAGATGAAGAGATAATTATCTTTGCTATATCAGGAACAGGTGCTCAAGCAAGTGTTGCTATACTATCAGATACAAGTTCATTTAGTAATGAAGATATAATAGATCAAGAAGATAGTTCATCACCTGAAGTTATTGGAACTACTACACCTAAGTTACCAGATACTGAGACACCTATAACAGGACCAACAGGAGATATTTTACAGATCCCTGTTAATACTAAAGGAGATCCTTATCAAGAAGCTCCAAATGTTTTTATTACTGGCAATGGACATGGTTCTTCTGCTCAAGCACTGTTAGATCAGGATGGTTATGTAACAGAGATACGTGTTATTAATCCTGGATTTGGATATAAACTTAATAAACCACAGGATATAGGTAGAGAATGTATCATTGATTCTTTCACTATGATTAGACCTGGACAAGGATATACTTCAGCACCACTTGTTTATATAAATGGTGATCCAACTATTGCTGAAGCAGTGATTGATAAAGGTAGGGTCATTAGTGTTAGAATTATTAACAGAGAAATGACATTTAGTGAGTATCCAGAAATTAAAATCCTTGGTGGTGGTGGGTCTTCTGCTAAGTTTATGCCATCATTCGCTTGTCTTGATCCTGAGACTCGTGTTAAGGTTGGATCTGCTAAGGTCGGTACAGGATCATACATTGATTGCCCATAATTATGTCAGATGCTACTAAAAATTTTGATGATAGTGTTGTTAATACCATAGTTGGTGAACAACCAAAAGATCAGATTATACGTGAACAACAAATTGTAGATCCTATTACTAAGGATGAAGAGCAAGATGTTGAATTAAAGACTGAATACACTGTATTAGTTAATGGTAAGAAGATTTCTTTAACTTCTGATAAATTAGGAACATCGTTACTTAATAAGTTATCATCTAATGGTATACATCTTCAGGATAATGGAGATATTATTGTTCTCTCTGGTTCTAATGAAGAAGGTAAAGCATGTGGTGGTAGGTTCTTAATTAATACTAAGGGTGGTCAGATAGTTAAGACGGGACCAGTAATTACAGAGATTGTAGCAGATTCTAATTCTTCTACTGAAGGTTCTGGATCTAATACTAGTGATGGTTCTGGTACAAATGATGTAGCAAAATCAGATACAATATATGGTGATTGGGAAGTAGAGACTCTAGGTACGATATATTTAAGAGGAACTAATGTTACTGTTGATGCCACTGAAGTTCTTACTTTAACTGCAAAAGAAAAGATTATAATGCAGACAGGTGAGATAGTACATCAATCTGCGTCAACTAAGGAAGACACAGGGCAGAAGGATAGTAATATTACTGGACCAGAGAGTACACAGGCTGCTGAAACAACTTTAACTCAACTTGATCCTCGTTCAACACAGAGTGTTGTTAGTTCAGGACATATAAATCGTGTGATTATGGGAGACTATAATCTATCAGTTATGGGTGTGGGAGCACATACTTATCTTGGTAGGGAATTTGCTGTACCATTGATTTTTAATAGAACTAGTGCATATACTATATTTGCTGCTGCTGGCAATATGAGTTTCTTGACAGGTGTTGGTAGTTTATGTCTTGGTGCTGCTGGTGCTACTTTTGGTGCATTTATACCAGGAACAGTTAATCTTAGTGCAGCAACAGGTATTAACAGTGCTTCTATAGGTGCAATTAATATTAATAGTGGATTGGGTGTTAATATAGCAGCAGGTGTTCCAGCACTTCCATCATTAACTCTTGGTGATGTTAAGATTACTGCAACTAAAGATATTAATTTGAAGACAACAGCAGGTGATATAATTGCAGAAGGTAAGAAGATTTATCTTAACTAGTGTGACAGTTGCATAACTGTCACAAGGGGTATTGACTCTGGAATGATAAGATGACATAATGTATAAATACATTTACAACTAATCAGGCCCGAAAGTATCGTACCCTGTGCTGATGTAATGAGACTCCCATGTCGGGGTAGTCTATCATCCGCAGGGTATTTTTGTACCTATGCGAGACACAAAAAAACAAACATGTCTATCAAATCAACAATCGCTGCTGTTGCAGCATCTCCTTTCCTTCTCGCTGGTGCAGCTTTTGCTGGTCCTTACGTGAATGTTGAAAGCAACCTTTCTTATCCTGATGGAGATTATTCTTCAACTGCTACAGACGTTCATATTGGTTATGAAGGTTCTACAACAGACGGTAAGATTGCTTACTATGTTCAAGGTGGTCCTTCATTGAATCATGCTGAATCTACTGACGAAACAGAAACAGAACTTTCTGGTAAGGTTGGTGCTTCTTATGGAATCAACGAAGATCTTGCTCTTTATGGAGAACTTTCAGGTGCTTCTAATGGAGAAGATAGCGATGGCGACACCATCCGTAACTGGGGTGCTAAACTCGGTGCTAAGTTCACATTCTGATTATAAATAGAGACGAGACACTTTTCGTGCGGTCTCTACAATCGGAACTCAGGGGAGGGTGCTTGACACCCTCCTTTTTTATGCTATAATATAACCATGAAAGTATATCCATATGACCAATAGTTATCCAGAGCCGCCTATTGCACCAGCACCAACGTGGCCACAACAAAAAATTACAAAAGTACGTGCTCAAGTTAAGAGCAGATTCTATTACATGTTCTGGGGCATTGCAACAGTATCTGTAGTTCTAGGTCAACTATATGTTGGTGCAGGATACAGAGCATATGCAGGTGCATTACTCAGGATCTTTGATAGTATTGAAGTAGAAGTTAATAGAGGTTACGACAACAAGCGTTTTTACTAATGACTGATTTTTCTAAACAGATCAAAGAGGGAACTAAAGAATCCCACTCAGCAGCAGAGAATACTAAATTCGTTGCTCAATTCCTTAGAGGTGTGTTAAATCCTACTGAATATCGTAAGTTAATTACTGATTTCTGGTATGTCTATACTACAATGGAGGATTGTATCAGAAACTCTGAAGATCCTTTAGTTAAACAAATATATTTTAAAGAATTAGAACGTGTAGAAGGTTTAGAAAAAGATCTTCTATATTATTATGGACCTAATTGGAAGGATGAAGCAAAACCTTCTGAACCATGTAACACATATTGTTACAGGATCAATGAGGTAGCAGAAAAGAATCCTTATCTACTGATTGCCCATCATTATACCAGATATATTGGTGATTTGTCAGGTGGTAAGATACTAGGGGGAATTGCTGAAAAAGCATTGAATCCACCATTAGGTGAGGGATTAAATTTCTATGAGTTTCCTGACGTTCATGATGCTAAAATCTTCAAAACTAATTACAGGAGAATTCTTGATGAGTTGGAGATAGATGAGGAACAGATAAATGCTTTGATTGCAGAAGCTAACTATGCATTTAGATTGAACATGTACATGTTTGATGAATTGCAAGGTAGTGCTACAAAATCACTAATTAAGATTTTGTGTGGACTAGTTCGGGAAAAAATTCTCGGCACAAAAAAACCCTCCTAGTGGAGGGTTTAAAGGTTTAGAGATTTAAGATCTCTGTACATATTCGTTTGTCTGAATGGGTTGCTTCTGCATCTATCATACAGTTGTAATAATCGTCTATTTGATCTAGTTCGTAACTAGCTTCCTCTGTTTCAAAGTGTTTCCACTCTGCTAATTGATTACTGTTTAAGATATTATGATGCATAGAGTACCTCTACTAAAATTACTTGGACCATAACGAAGTGTTATTTCACTTCATCTTGTTCTTCCTAATTCTACCACTATTTATGTGTTGGTATCAACAAACACACAATTCTCTTAACAAATATAAATGCCTACTCTTGACTTTTGTGACAAATTAGAAGGATTCTATGATAATTGGTATCAAGCAGCCTCTAACCCTGCTAAATACGCTCACTGCAAGATGCGATGGGAACGTATTAGTGATAATGAGTTAAAGTCTAAGCAATGGTATCATTATATGGGTGAAGAACAACCATATAGACAGAAATGGCATAGAGTTTTTGAACAGCAAGGTTCTATTATAGTACAAAATTGGTTACCTGATTGGGAAGATCACAATCACTGTTGTGATATGATGTTTCAAGAGGTGGGTAATCATTATAGTGGGAGGGTTAAAACAGATGCTTGCATTATTAACGGAGGTATGGTAAGATCGTTTGTAGAGTTTAATGGTGTCTATTATAAGAGTAGAGACCAAGGTTGGAGAGATGACAAGGTTGTGTGGGGCAGTGAGGTCATCTATGAATTTAAAAAAACTGATAAACCATTGGGGGTGTAATGAAATTGAATCCTGAAAGAACAGAAAAAAAATCCTGGACCAAAATTGACAAAAAAGGTCGTGAGGAGACATGGGAGTGGGAAGAGACTCCTGAATTACGTGCTTATATCCAAGCACAGGCAACAAATCAACTACACAACGATATTAAAGACAATGCCAAAAGGGTATAAGGGCAGAGATCCTTGGAAAGACATGTACTGGAAAAGTGGTGCTTCCTCAAGAACAGGCGAAGAAAAAGGTAACGGTATTAAGAGAGATGTCAGATTAGACAACGAGATGTCTCCTGAGTACATACAAGAATTGTACAATAAACAGGGTGGTAAATGTTATTGGAGTGGAATTCCATTAGATATGTCTATCATAGAGAGAGGAGAAAGACATAATTCATTAACACCTAGTCTTGATAGGATACATGATGAAATTCCTGATCCAGATAATCCAGGAAAGATGAAACCAGGTGGATATACTAAGGATAATGTCGTTATTACAATTAGACTTCTTAACTTAGGAAGACAAAAGGCACAACCTGAAAATTTTAAGAGACAGATGAAAATTTTGAAAGAGCATTTTCAAGGTATTAATAATACAAGTATAGGTTCTTTGAATAAATTTTTCGTGAAGGGTGTAGAGATAGATGCCATACAAGAACAAACAAAAGAATAAAGAATACCAACGTGAATGGGCAAGAAAACACGGCAAAACTAAAAGAATGAATCAACGTGGTCCCAAAAATAGACAGCAGTTGGTGGATGATGCCAAGTCAAATCCATGTGT